CGTCGTAAGTCCATTCGCACTCTCCACTCGGGCAATCCGTGAACTGGTATGTCCATTCGCAGCTTCCGCAGTCTTCGATGGAGATAGACGAGCCGCTGGATAGAGTCGCGGTATAGGTAGGAAGGCTCGTAACTGACTGGGTGGGCGATTGCTTACAGAATACCTTTGCCGGTGTCACATAGTAGTTGAGCGTGCATCCAGAAAAGTTCATGGTGTCAGTGACCATGCTGACATCTTGCGCTGGTCCGTAGAACGCGCTCTTGGTTGAGTACACCTTGTACTGGACTGATGATGCGGTCGTATCAAGGAATGCGTACCCGTCCGAACTGCCCATGCAAGGGTCGCATAGGTCGCAAGTGATTTCTGGCTCGCAGTCTCCTGTTCCGTTCTCTACTTCAAACCCATCGTACCAAGCTGTCGCAGTCCAGTTGCTTCCAACGCCGGTAACTGCAATGTGCCTTGCAATCTTCTTTTCAACGGAGACGATCTGCCATTCAACGGCTGTCGAAGACCTGATTTTAGGTGCCGTGTAGTTCTCTGGGTCCGAGGTTTGCAAGTTTGTAATCCGGCGAAGGACGCATTTCGAGCCTTCTATGCCGTCGAGCTTCCATGTGTTTTGAAATGTTATCTCCTTCAGTGAACCCGTTCCGGTTGCAAGCTCTGCGTCTGGCGGCTCGTCAACATTCGGATAAGCACTTCTGATCTTCTCCCCGTTAATATCGACTTCAGCAACTCCTTCAGTCATGCCGCCCATCAAGCAAGTTGTGAGAGTCCCCTCGATCTCATTGAGAGGCAGGCTGCATTCTTCGATTTCGTATCTTGCCACATGGTATTCGTTGATGCTCGCTGTGGTCGCATCGTCTGCCTGCGCGTAAGCGAGATAAGCCCACCCGGTTGCGTCTGGCTCGATGTCGCTCCACATGTTGAACGGATCATAGATCGTTAGCGTGTCTCCATACTGAAGAGACTGCCCGGTCTGCGCTCCACCAAGAACTGGCGGCGAGTTCTGCACCCGAAGCACCTTCACCTCAACTGCGCGGTTTGCGATCTTTCCTGTCGTGACGAACTGAAACCTCGGGTGCGCCTTGGGTAGAACAAACCATCTCTCGTCAACGCCTTGACCAACAATCACTTGCTCTCCCTGCGTGACGGGAGTGCCAAGAGCATTGATTACTTCAAATGTTTGGTTGGTGATTGTCTTCAGGGCTACCGTTGACGGATTGCTTGCGGCTGCTTTTTGAAAAAGCTTCAATGTTGCAGTGAAGACGGAGCAGGCTTCGCCGTCCCTTGCTTCAGCTTCATCAACCGCCGTGGCGAGAGCCAGTCTTCCTAGGAACATTATTCAAATACCCACTCGTTACCGGGCGTGAAGTTCAAGGCAACTCGCATGAAATGCTTCTTGTAGATCCTGTGAGCTTGCAGTTCGTACTGCACGCACCCCACTTGCCCGCTTCCGTTAAGCTGATAAAAGCGAGGTATCTCAATGGTCCCGACCCTTCCCGGTGGTCTGTACTGCCGAGACAATGCCTGTGCTACTCCGTTGAGAACTGAGTCCCACTGTGACGCTGGTACATCTGGCTCGCTTGACTGAATCGGCTTGATCCAATCCAGATGGACGATCAATTCATCGGTCGCCTGCGAGTCTATTTCAATGACCTTCTCCTCGCGAACAAGACCTGTTGACTCTGCATACCTGTGATGACCAGTCAGGACTGTTGCGGTCACGGAGTAATTGTTTCCGTCTGCGGACAGGACAGGATGATTGGTAACAAATACGTTACCACCCGATGTTAGCTCGATCAGCCCGACGATCTCTGCGCCTCCGTCAACCATTGGTTGATGGACCGGGAACGGCTCCCATTGGTCCCTGATGACTCGCCCTTTTTCAAACTGCGGATCGTGCGGATCAATCAACTGGGACTTGACCCGGTGAGACACATACAGCCTGCCTTCGCTTGTGTTCGGCTTCCAGAGCCTGTAGTGGTGCTGAGTCTTTGCCGATGCGGAAGTCGCAGGCGCAGTGTCCAAAGCTGTGCCTGCGGCGATAGCGTCAGCCGCTCCTGTTGTTTCATTTATTGTTACGGCAATTGCCGACTCGCGTGACTCGTAAAGAGTAGGGGCAGTGACGAATCGAACGGCGCGCAGGTTGTTGGGAGGTGCTGGCTTATACATCTCCTCTGCAAATGCAGGGGTGGCTCCCGATCCAGCAAACGTGAAGTAGTAATCCTCGGATTCCGGCCTGTAGACCAGCCTGCAACCTGTGTATTCAAGCAGTTCTTTCATTGCTTGCTTGCAAGTCTTTCCTGCCCACTTCGCAGGAGGATAGTAAGACGGAACCTGACCTACGACTATCGTGAGCTTGCCCGATACAGCGGATACGATCTCCTCGACCAGCTCTTTCACCGTCTTTGATGAATCGTCTTTTAAGTCGCCAGCGGAATCCCTTTCGTTGTGGTTCCGGTTCATTGTGTACTTGTCGAGAATCCACCTTGAGTCCTCAAGTATCACTTGCAAGTAACCCTTCCTTGCTCGGACCACCTTCCTTACATACATGTCAGGCCACTTGGCAAACCAGCCCTCGGAGGATGCTTGCAAGCTTGTCGTCCTCGGGTGCGGCTGTCCAATGTCTTCGACGCTCTCTGGACTTCCGACAGAGCAGTCAGCCACGCAGCGACCTGCAATCTCCGTAGAGCCTTGGGTGAACTTCATGCGATGAACAGGGCCAAAGCCTGCAAGCTCAATGTTCGCTGTCATGGAATTTGATACCCAGTGTTTGGCCGGAAGTTTGGATCTGGACCCAGCCTTTCAAAGACGTACTTATAGGTCATGCGATAATGCGTTGGCTTGTTGTTGCCGTGGTACTTGGGAGTGTGCATGGTGACGACGCGATGCTCCTCCATCTCTTCGTTCGGCCAATACGGAGGCGGCGCACCAAACCAAGTTCCAAGAGAGACTATCTCACCTTGCTGGATATGCACAACCTTTGACTTCTTCGTTAGGTAGTGCTTGTATGGCTCACCTAACCAGTTCTCTCGGACCTTCCAAGTAGGACCACCCGATCCCGTCTTGCTGATGCCTTCGTTGAAGGAAATTACTTGGCTGTCAGCAGCCGAATACAAAGCACCAATCGTAAATGAAAAGGATCTTGTGTTTGCGTATTCGCCCTCGGTTAAGTTGTCCCAGCTACGCCGAAGAACACGGTTGCCAGACAAGTTGTTTGCATCATTTGATGCCATCGTGTGAACTGAAGGAGTGCCATCGTCTAGCAAGAACCCGCAGTTCTGGTAGTTCTTGTTGTAAGCAGTTCGCAGCGCATCAATCTTTGTGCTTAGTTGCGAAGTCGAGAGTTCCAAGCTCTGGGCAGGGTCTTGAAAGAAGTTGCCACGAAGACGCCAAACATAGTCAGCAGCCCATCGAACGCCCTCGGGTCCGTAGCGGGGAATGATCTCGATTGCCTCTGGATACACCTCCCCTTTTTCATGGGTGTATGATCCATAGTAGAACTGCATACCCTTACCTGACATCTTCTTCTCCCGATGATGCGACTATATCGCGAAGGGTCTGGATCGCATCGTGATGCTCGTTCAGAGTGGAAGCTAATCCTTTGAGGGTATCAACCACTGCTGCACTTACGGTCTTAATTGCATCGGAAGACTGGTCGATTGCCTCTTGAACCGCTGTTTCGCTTTGACCTTTCAGTTGGTAACTGCTTGGACCCTGAACGCCGATGTCTGCCATTGGCACGGTCTGCTGCGCAGCAAGGTGCTCGGCATCCCCTGGGCCAGTGCCAGGCACTAGCTTGAAGGATGGGCCAGGAAGGCTGTCCTCGGGAGGGACTCGAAGCATCCCTTCTGCTTCTCCGTTGGGATCTTTGCTGCGAATCCTTGCTGGGTTTCTGCGATGCCTCCATCCGCCATGTCCCCGAGTGAACTGAACCCTGTCTGGGTTTACGCCTTGTTCTGGAGCTTCTTGTTCTGGAGCTTCTTGTTCTGGAGTCTCTTCGCCTGCAATCAGCCAGTCCGGTGGTCTGTTTGGCTTTCCACCCGCTGGCACTGGCCTGCCGCGCTTCTTGTCAGCGTGCCACTGACGTATTCGCTGCACCCTGGATGCTTCCTCGGCCCCTGCCTCCTGAGAGGCTTGCAGCATTTCGTAGCCTTGCTCGGCCATGGCCCTCGCATCAGCGTCCACTTGCGAGAAGTCAAAGTCCTCTAAGTAGTCACCTATCGAGTCGACTTCAAGCGGCCCTTTTGCGCCTGGAAGAACAAGGCTGCGACTCGTCGAGGACTGCAAAATCGCTTCCTCTTCAGCATCTTCCTCTTCGTCAGCGTCCCAGTCCGCGAGTTCATCCTCGGTCGGTTTATCTTCTTCGGGGATATCTGGCATTTGCGAGACTGGCAGCGGATCAGGCTCGTCACTAGCCTTGTCACCGCCGTCATCAAGCCCATCGCCCCACTGATATTCGGGGTCATCAGGGAACTCATCCCCTTTGTCACCATCAACCATGTCTTCCCCTAGCTTACGGCATTGCTAATTGAGATTGGCTCAGTGGTCGAAGTCCGGTAAGCCTCTAGGTCAACACTCAGCGGGATCTCGCCCCTGCCGCTCGTCGAAGGAGTCATTCGAGTCTGGCGAACATCAGGCAATGTAATGACCGTCTCGTATGCCGATCCTGTCTGGCCCGAAAGGTTCTTAGTGCCAAGAAAACTCAGCACTGCCCCTCCTGCAAAAGCATTTATGTAGAGATCATCGTGCGTATCGAGCGACCCAGATCCAGTGTAAGGAGTCCTCACTCGCAGCCGAATCTTCCGTCCCTGAGACTGCACGCAAGTCACGCTCAAAAAGTTGCGCAACTTGGGGATTAAGTTATTGTCGATTCGCAAGCTAAACGCATCAAAGTAGTACTCCTTGGCCGAACCACCAGTAGGAGTCATTTCTAGCTTGCCGTCGCCAAGAAGCCAGTACAGGCGAGTGCCTGTTGGCAGTGCGGGCGGGGTCGCAGGCCACAGTGAGTCATGCTCCTCGTAGCCAATGACGTTAAGTGTCATTCGCATTAACTGCTCTTCGCCACCGATGGAGGCTGACGAGGTGAACGTCGCGCTGCTAACTGAGCATCGGCGATAGATAACCGTTGCTTGGTCACGCCGGATCATTATGTCAAACGGCTTGAGGTCGAACACCTCGTCCGTGGTGTAGGTTGGAGGGCTTGCCGTGTTTCCCAGAATCCTTGGGAGCCAGTTAGCCAGCTCGTTTGGCCCAACCTCCATCGTGATTGACCCGGCAACAACCCTTGCTCCATATCGCAAGTGATTGCCGATGCTGTCGATCGTGCCAGTCATCCCGTTGCCGCCTAGCAGATTATCTGTGTAGCGGATGTCTTCTCGGAGGATCTCGTAACGCTCCGAGTTGGCATCAAAAGTTGCTGGGCTGCAATTAACAAGATCACTTTCCTCGACTGCAACTGCGGTGTAAACACCCAAACTGCCACATGTTTCTACGCATGTCATGCGCGGTCCTCCCTGAATATGGTGCTGATTTCAATAATATCAATGTCGTACTTCCGGCTGACAACATCGTCCATGTCGTAGTCGCCCATTGAAGTGCGCGAGTAAAGCTCTCCGTCAAGATCAGTCACTCGCCTGTCTTGAAATAGATCTCTAATCCTGTCTCTTATGAGTTCGTAGTCTGTTTCTGTAGCCGACTGTCGCGTGCTTGATCCTGACACAAACACCACTAGCGTCTTTCGCACAACATCCCTGACGCTGCTGAACGTGCGGCCCGGCTGACTGCCTAGCGGCTTCAGCCAGATCCCGCTCTTTACAGTTTCCGTGAATCTTTTCCCGGTTACGCCAGGGATCTTCTTGAGTAGCTGCGGCTTTCTTGTTTTTACATCGGCAGGCCAGTTCTCGCTTATGATCTCCGCATGTCTTCTTGAAACATCCCAATCTGTGTGTCGAATGCCAGCCATTAGTTCTCCGAGACATATGGGGTTCGTTCAAGGTTATCCACCTGCACAACTCCCCTTCCGTACCGTCTAACAAATCGAGCGTCTTGCTCCATTGCATAACGGAGAGCCTCGTCGCCCTCAAACATGAGGGTCCGGTACTCCCTGATGTCCCCTCGCCCAATGCGGCTCATCTGGGCTTCGGCGTACATCTGGACGGGAAGCATCGCGTATGAAGGCACATCGAGTATGTCC